CTTAAAAAGCAAGGCGAAGAGCCTTTCTTGGATCGTATGATGCGCGGTTTGCAGTATGTGGTAGCAGGACAACAACTTAAGGAAGAAGGTAAAACCGAACAGTTGGAAAAAGCGATGGCAGGTGAAGTTGCTCGTCGTGAAGCCATAGCTAAACGAGAAGAAAAACTAGCAGAACTTGAAGGTGCTGATTACGCACGTCAAGCTAATCTGCTTAGAAACGTTAGAACTGAAATGCGGGAAGATGAAAAAGCCAGAGCTGAACGTGAGTTTAGAGCTAAAGAAGGATTGTTGGATCGTGAAAATAGGTTAGCGGTTGCTAATATACCGGGCAAAGAGCTGCAAGTTGCTGATCAAATAATAAAAAACAATCCCAGCACGTCTTATTTAGATGCGATTAGACAAGCGTCCGAAGCCTTATCCCCGAAAGATACATATAACTCCACCCGCAACGCTCTTACTAAAGTGGCTGAAGCCGTAAGAGAAGAAATGGGGAAAATAGAGCTTATGAACCCTAACATTAGAAAAATGCGAGAGGCTGCTCTCAAGGGAGATAAAAAAGCTGAAGAAGAGTACAACCGTATATATAAACGGACAGAGAAGGCAATATTTGATCTAAATCGCTTGTCCCAAGAGGATCCATTTGGTAGAGGTGCGGCTGAGCAAACACGTGCCCGGTCAAATCAGACTGCGCCGACGACTTCATTTAGAGAGGGGCAAACATCTAAAGATATAAACGGAAAACCGATTGTGTTTAAAAATGGGCAGTGGGTGTACCAATAATGGCTACTCCGGTACCTTTAGACTTACTGCCTCCGCAGTTTCGTAAAAGGGAAGAACAAGAACAGCCGTCAAACGCTGTCCCCTCAGACTTGCTGCCGCCAGATTTAAGGCCACAATCAAACGTGGTTCCGTTGGATGCACTGCCTTCAGAACTAAGATCTAAAGAGGCGGAGCCGGTACCCCCTAGAGAATTAGCTGTAACTCCAGCTGCTCCGGAAGAACCTTCTTCGTTTTTTAGACAAGCGTTAGACGTTCCACTCCAAATAACAAAAGGCGCTGTTACCGGGTTCCGCATGTTGGCGGATGCTTTCGGTGCTGGTAGTGGAGCATCTGAAGCAATTAAGTCGTCTGAAAAATACCTTGAAGGGTTGATGTCCGCTCAGTCACGCAATGATGCTGCGGAAGTTTCTCGGATCATGCAAGATGCGGAAAATAAAGGATTTGGAGATCAAGTCCGTGCTGCTATCAAAGCATTTACGATCGCCCCAATAGACCTAATCAGTCAAGCACTTGGCACATCTGCACCCATTATTTTAGGTGGTTTAGCTACCACAATCCTAAGAGGCGGTGCTTTTGCCGCATCCGCAGTATCGACTGGACTTGCTGGAACCCAAGGTGCCGGTCTAATCAAAGGAAACATCTACGACGCTGTTAAAGAAGAAATGCTTAAGGCAGGTGACTCCCCTGCTTTGGCAGAAGAAAAAGCGCAGCAAGCCCAAGCCTACGGCGGTAAAAATCTAGACATGATTCTGGCTGGTACAGCTCTCGGCGCACTTGCCGGTCGTACTGGTGTTGAGAAAATAATACTTAACAAGGTTGTTGGTAAAGAAGCAGCGGAACAAGGACTCCTACGGCGGGTTGGCGAAGGTGCCGTAACCGAAGCTGTTCCTGAGTTTGTTCAAGCGGGGCAAGAAACACTTGCCACTAATATTGCGCTGCAACGTGAAGGTATTGACGTGCCCACGATGCGAGGTGTGGTCGGCCAAGCAACCCTCGAAGGTTTGGCTGGTAGTGCTTTGGGTGCTACTACTGGTGCGCTATCTAGACCTAAGATAGCTGCTGATAGCGCCGAAGGCAAAGCGATCGCAGAACTCGATAAGTTAGCTGCGGATGAAGAAGCTATTGAAGCAAGAGCAAACGAAATCATAGGAGAGTATGAAGATTCTGGTCAATCTATAACGCTGGAGGATGCTCTTAAACGGGCTAGGTTTGAGTTAATTGAAGATGCTGAAGCAGCAGAAACAAGCGCTGGAGAATTAGTTAGCGAAGAAGATTTGTCCCCCGAAGAGCTAAAGAAGATTGACAAGGATCTTAAAAAGAAACTTGGGCGTATTCCTACTACTGACGAGGTAGAAAGGGCATTAAATGAATTCAAGCAAGAGAAAACAAGACGTTTACGAGCTGAGTCCGGAGGACGTGGGGCTGCTGTTCCTGTGCCTAGCGCAGAAGAAGTTAGTGCAGGAGTTACCGGAGCACCTGAAAGAATTGAGCCTACAGGACTGGACAGAGATATCGGGGCTGCTGCTGGCGTTGGAGCACGAAAAGAGCCAACACTCGGTGCATTAAAACCAGAAGACACAGCCGTATTCGCTAACATTAAACAACCAACTGGTAGTTCAAGTGCAGGTAATGTAGCGCTTCAAAACTACTTCAACGCTTATTATGGACTCCCTGCCAGGAGTTTACCCAAAGCAGCTGGAGTATTGATGCCAGTGTTAGAGAGGGCAGAGGCTTTACTTCAAAGATACTTCCAAACGTACAATCAAAGCAACCTCCCATTCCTAGGCACAGGTCCATGGGAACAAGGCAAGCGCAACGCTAATAGACCACCTGAGTATGTGGAAGCTTATAGATACATGCCAAGTGGAGATATACGGCGATTAGCCAATGCCGCTCTGGCTATCGACAAAAAGTACAAGACTAAGGGTAATAATCCCGAGAAGTTTGCTAGCGAAATTGCTGAATTTGAACAAAAACTCAACAATTTTGAAGAAGCCATTAATAGCTTGCCGCCGCCTCTAACAAACGAAGAACGGCAAGCTAGAGAAGCAGAGTACGACGCAAAGAACCCTACCCCTGACTATGACGTAGTGTCTAAAGAACAGCAATTGCAAGCGCTCGTCAGATTGTTGCGTAAAGAGCCAGAGCGTCTAAGTAGGGCAACTAACAAACAACCGGTATACACCCCTTCAAAGCAAGACCCCGCTAAGTTACAAGCAGCGATTGACGCTGGGCTAACCACCCAAGAAGAACTCGACTCGCTTCAAAGGATGTCGGATAACTACTTTGCAACGCAGCAAGCGGCGCCGACCGAGCCGATTGGCCCAACCATGGCTAGCATGCAGGCGGAACTGGATGCTCTTAAGGCTGCTGGTGTTGAGGTACCGACATTCTCACCCCCTTCAACTGCTGCTGAGAAGCGTGAAGCCAAAGCCAAAAGAGAGCGCAGCAAAGCAATTGCCAAGTTAGCTGCTGAACTCGGGGGCGCCGCTGATGAAGAAGGTGGGTTCCGTCCAGCGAGAGATGAAGAAGACGGCGTCGAAACTCCGGCTACTGATCCAATAGGTTTTGCTCGTCTTCAGGCGGCTATGTCGTTTGATAATCGTAATTCTTCAGATTACAGCGACCCAGAAGAAGCTATTGATTTTGGTCTAGATAATTTAAACGACACGCTGACTGAATACAAAGTCACAGATCCATATATACGTGAACAGGCGGTCGAGGCTTATAAAAACGAAATAGCTCGTCTAAAAAATGAAGTTGCTGCCCCCGATAAAGGTAAATTCCGACTCTCGGCGCCAGACATTGACGAGATGGTCTCAAAGTTAGACCTAAAAGTTACAGACATGAGTCCGTCTGTAATGAAAGCCATAGCTGACAACGATCTTAGCGGTGCGTTAACGATTGCGTCCCAAAAGTTAACTGGTTTTTCTGCTGACCTAGCAAAAGCATTATTGGAACTAAAGCTTCCGACAAACATAAGCTTTAATAGTGGGCGCGATTTGGTTCGCCGGTCGATTGACAACGTGTCAGGGCCTCAACAGCAACGGCTGTTTAACTATGTGCAAACACATTACCCACAGGTTTACGACAAGTACTTTAAGAACTATGACCGTTCCGAGTCCCTCGAGAATGTAGCGGCAGGGCTGATTGAACTGCAGAAGCCCAACTACAACCTTGGTCCAGTTATTGCCGAGTTCGGCGACGTAGCGGGAGCGTACAAAAAGTACATCGAAGGCTTAACTTCTCCCGGTGCTTATTACCCCGAGTTCGATGAGATTGCCCTTGATACAAACACCCTCACCGGTAAAAGCTACCGGGTGTTTCTGCATGAGGTGGTACACGCTGCGACTGAGCACGTATTGAATACGTTTGGTACCCGGCCACAAGACCTAACTCCGGGTCAACGTGCTGCCGCTGAAGAACTAACTAATATGTACAACTATGCTGTTGAGAAGGTTGGTAAGACTCAATACGGCATGACCAATATTTATGAGTTCGTGGCTGAGGTTTTTACCAACAAGAAATTCCAAGACACCCTCAAAGGAATCAAGTACGAGCCTAAACAGCAACCATTCTTCACCAGATTTGTGCGGGCTATTCTTAAAGCGTTTGGTCTTGACAATATTGCTGGTAACGCCATGGCCGAGGCGACCAAGATTTTCTCTGCGGTGCGCGTTCAAAGCCCAATCCCCAGAGGTCCGAGATTTGCCAAGACTGGTCCGAAACAAGCAAGAATCCGTGGACCTGTTAGTCAGACTTGGCGCACTGCGGAAGATGTAACCCTAGGTTCGATCGATAGATTAAACAATGCGATTAAGGGTCGCAGTTCGTGGGGAGAAGTTCTTAAGGATATAAGCGCTTCTATGTGGGACGATAAAGCGGGGACTTTCCGTAGAGCAGTTCTTGGGTTTGCCAACCTTCGGCAGATCGATGATCTGACCAAAACCAAGTTCCCGCAAATCAGCGCTGCGATCCGAATGATTGAAAAGATGCTTGCCTATCGAGGCAACATCATGAAGTCGGCCGAGGGCATTGTTACTAAGTGGACTGCTGCTAAAGCTAAAAATCCAAAGCAAGACAGATTGATGTCTAGGATTATGCTTGAAGCTACTATTCGAGGGTTAGATCCCGATAGACCCGGCACTAAGCAAATGAACGCTGCACTTGTACAAGCGTGGGCACAGCTAAATCCTGAGTTCAAACAGATTTACCGGGAAGTTCGTGACTTTTACGCAACGTCGGTCAACAACATGGTGCGTGAGATGAAGTTAAAAGTTGCTAAAAGCACTTTGACTTTGAGTGAGAAGAAGGCCGCTATCCGTGAGATCAATAGCAAATTTGGACCGGATAAGCTTATACAGCCCTATTTTCCCCTACGCCGGTTTGGTACATACTGGTTCCAAGTGGGTAAAGGTAACTTCAAAGAGTTTTACGAATTTGAAGATCAGTTTAGCCGTGAAATGGCGATGCGTAACAGGGAGAGAGAACTTCGTGCTGGTAACGCTCAGCAACAAGCCTTAGCCGACACCATCAGAAAAGGTAATGGGCTGTCAGAACTTTTCTCACAAAACCGCACTACTAGCAGCGTGATCCAAGAAGTGCAGACCCTTGTCGATTCCATAGGCGAAACTCAAGTAGCACCTACCCCGGAACAATATAAGAGGGCAGAAAAATTATTGCAAAAGCAGCTTGGGCGCACTCCTACCAAAGAAGAAGTTGAGCGTAAGTTTGAGAGAGACACAACTAAACAAGAACTAAAAGACAGCCTCAATCAGATGCTTTACATACTCTTGCCGCAGCAAAGTATGCGCAAGATGTTTATCAACCGTAAAGCTATTCAAGGTGCAAGCTCAGACATGTTGAGAGTATTTGCTACCAGTGCAGTACATAGCGCATACCAACAATCCCGGTTCAAATTTGCTGAGGCGTTCTTAAACAACCTCACAACTGCGGTCGATTACGTCGAGGAGTTTGCAGATAGAGATCAAGCTGCTATGTATCGTGAGTATATTGCTGAAGTAGAAAAGCGTGCGTCCACGATTCTTAGCAACGAAGATACCAGCCTAGCGGCAAAAGCTGCGGGTAAGGCATCCGAGTTGACGTTCTTCTACATGCTGTCGGCCCCGTTCTCAGCTATGTTGAACCTTCTTGGTGTCGGCGCTATAACGATGCCCTACATTGGCGGTCGGTATGGTTATGTTAAAACTAATGCGTTGATGCTTAAAAACTTTGGACGGTACTTAGCTACTACACCTTCTAGAACTATTACGCCTCTGACCAAGGGAAACATCATGCAGGCGCAGTTCCCGTCGATTGCGGAAGGTGGAAAGTTGACTGGGATTCTAAAACAGGCAGCTGATAGGTTTATTGAAGAAGGTCAAATCAATATCTCCCTGACCAACGACCTTATGGATATGGGCGATCGTCCGTCTGAGTTGTACACCGGTCGGTACAACATGGTTAAAAAGATGCTCTCTGGATTGTTCCATCAGTCGGAGAGGCTTGGTCGAGAGGTATCACTACTAACCACATTTGAATTGGCGTACGACAAATTCTCTAAGGCTCCTAAAAAAGACTTGCGTGGTGTGATTGAGCGTGATGCTCAAGGCAATCCAATAATGAATACGCCGGAAGAAGCATTTGAACTTGCTATCTCGGAAGCAAAAGATATTGTTGGTTTGTCTTTGGGTGACTTCACTCGGCAGATGAAGCCTAGGTATTTCACTCCCCCTCTACTTTCGGTGCTCACTAAGTTTAAGCAGTACTCGGTGTTGGCTACTTATGCTGTTGCACGTAACTTCTACTTCACTGTGGCGGCTCCGTTTCGCAAAAAGGAAATAGAAGAATTTCGGCAGCAAATGCTTAAAGCTAAGATGTCTCCCCAAGTTATAGAGCAGAAACTTGCCGAGGCAGAAGCACAACGCAAAGAGTTGTACCGAGAGGGTCGTCGCCGTTTGGCTGGCATCTTAGGAGTTACATATTTACTAGGTGGTAATGAAGCGTCTCCTTTCTATAGCATTGGGCTTGGCACACTAATTAAACTGCTTGCCAACGAGGACGATGATGAATTCTTTGACTGGGAAAACTGGTTGAAGAACTACATGGAGGAAGAACTTGGTGGAGCTGCGGGAGATGCGTTTGCTGAACTAGGCATGAACCCTGAGACTGCTAATAAAGCGGGTCGGTTTGTTGGCGGTGCTTTCCAACGTGGCCTTGTGGCAGAAATTACGGGTGGCGAGTTGGCTAGTCGTGTCAGCCTTGATCCTAAGAACTTGTGGTATCGGGAAGGCCGGTACTCTCCAGATGTCCGTGAAAGCATCGTTGAAGATGTAATCGCAAATGCAGGTCCGGTCGTTGGTCTCGGCTTTAACTGGATTGATGCATATCGACTGCTCCAAGAAGGACAGTATCAACGTGCTTTTGAGAAAGCTGCGCCTGCTTTGGTCTCTAAACCGGTAGCGGCTGCAAGGATTGCCGAAGAGGATGCACGCACCGCCGGCGGTATTAGGCTGATGGATAACTTCTCGGCTTGGGAACTTGCCATGCTATCTATTGGGTTGCAACCTGCCAAATTGGCTCAAGCACAAAAAGCAGCCATCGAAGCTAAAACTTACTCTGAGAAGGTTAAGGATCGTAGAGCCACACTACTTGATCGGCTTTGGCTTGAGCGTGACAGTGAAGATGGTTTTAGTGAGACACTTGAAAAAATTAGAGAGTTCTCCGAAAAGCATCCAAATCACCGTATAGAACCAGAAGACATTTTAGATTCGTTTGCACGTCGTTCAGATAACCAAGCTTTAGCCGAGGCTATTGGGGTGCAGGTAGATAAGAAATCCATACCCGAAGCATTGCAGATGTTGCGGTACGGCAGGGAGTGAAAAAAGTCCCCGCACTAGGCGGGGCGAAGAAGGAGAAGTGACCATGAGTAGTCACCGACCCCATAGTACTACCTCACTCTCCACACACGCAAGCCCCGGATACCTTTCTCAATTACTACTTTAATAGTAACTTCGTATCCGAAGCGGTTAGTGACTGCTAAGACTTCCTTTTTCCCCTCCTCCACCTGCAGGCAAGGTATGAAAAAGGACCAGCCGACTTTAAATTTAGTCCAGTCAACGTTGTAACTAAGCTGGTTCACCCTCATCTACTGGCTCTTCTACCTCTTCTTCGGCTTGGGCTGCGGCTACATACAGGTCAGGATCTATGAAATCCCCCCTTGAGCAGTCAAAAACATAGGCATCCACGGGCGGGACACTACTTAACTTGGTGCCTTTGGACATGCGCTTCTTCTTGATGCCCCCATAAATCCCGTCGGAAGTCAGCCCGTTGAGTACATCTTTGAGGGTAATTTGGTTCTCGGTGCAGTACTTCCGGAAGTCTTTAGCCACGATAAACAGCTTCATGGTGTCAGGCTCCATGCGTAGGATCAGTTCTCCCCTAGGCTCTAGGATCGGCAACATCTCTACCCCGGTACGCTTATCGACCTCATCGTTAATGACCAAGGTGTTTTGGCGGTGTTTGTTCCAGAAGTCTCCGATCACGCTAGCAAAGTCTGATACCGGTGGCGTAATTTCCTCCCGCATTTGGCTGAATTCTTTGAGCATCCATTTGAAAACTCGACCGACATCGATGTCGATCAGGCCTAGCCTACGGGCGAACAAGGCACCAGCGATGTTGCAAGCAGCGATTGCAGACCAAAAACGCTCTCGGCTTGTGAAGCCAATCTTCTTATCGATGACTCGCTGGACTTCCTTGACTTCAGCCACACGCTCTTCAAGGTTGCATACCAAGTCACGGATGTAGATACGCCCAGCATGCCCATAGTTTGTGTATAACTTCGGATACAACTCGTCAGCCTCGGCTTTGGTTAGTAATTTGGTTTCGGGGATGCTGTACTCGATGATCCGCATCAACTCGCCGTCGGGTGTACCTTTGAGAGACTTCAGCTTGTCGACCAACGATGCGTTAGAAGAACACAGCAATATGGTCTGCCACTTGGTCATGTTGAGGCGCTCGGCGTTCTCAGAGGCTTTCATCCGCCCACGGCCTCGGCCTTGAGATACTGCGTAGGCAAAGTCAGACCCCTCGTCAGGCTTCATCTTGGTGATCTCGTCACATCCTAAGCCGAGGTTATTCATCACCCCAAGGCGGTGGAGTCGGGTGTTCATCGTGTCCCGCTCGATCAGCATTAGTTCTTCGGGGTGCCCGAATACGCTGTGCATGGTCTTGAGTGTCGTAGTCTTTCCGGTGCCTGATGTGTTGTTGATCAAGTTAATGATGGCGCCCTTGAGGTTCAAGTGTTTTAGTAGTGGCGCACCAAAAGCGGTGAAGAACCCAAACGCATGCGGCTCGAACCCCGGCATGTCGTAAGTATTGATGACGCTCTTCCATTCTTCCAACGACCCCATCGGCTCAAAGTACGGAGATGCCTGAGATGTGTAGCTTGAAGGGGGACTGTAGCGGTCGCCATCCGGGCAAATCTCTGCTTCTCCGACTACAAAAGATCCGTTGTTTTCGGTCCAACCAAACTGCATCCTCATTATTTCTGCTCCTTCCTTGCACTGTAGTTCTTTTACGAACGCAATGATGTAGGTCATGATCGCTTCCATCTGCTTCCTGCCGCCGATAATTCCGAACCAAGCAAGCTTGTCTCGTAGCTTTTCACTGGTCAGAAGATCAACTGCAGGGAGGGCAAACTCGCGTACCCCATCTCTAGGTGTGTGCAATCTCATCCATATTGTTTCCCCGTGTTGCGGGTCTTTCATACGTTTTACAACATAAAAATCGTGTTCGTAGATAAGTATGGGTTCTTCATCATCTTCTAGTGGACGACGATAGACACCGCCATTTTTACCTCTGAAGTACGGAAACGGATACTCAGGGATTGTGTAAGTAACCGGCTTTGAGACATCCTCGGCTTTGTACTCAATGTGCGTTTCTTCGGACTCGAGGATCTCTTGCCCCAATGTAATCGGCGATGACAGCTTGCCTTTATGGGGGCAGTTGTCGCACCCACCGGGGTTAATCTTCTCGATAGCGTCGCAGGTGTATGGCCCTTTGATCTTGCTGGCTTTGTTCTCTGTATCTTGCGGACTGTATTGGTCATGCTCTTTAGATACTTCATGGATAGCCGTGTCTCTGTCCACACAATACGAAGCTATGGAGAGTGCCGCCCTCCACAAAGGTTCCTCGATAGTCGCCTGCTCTTTAACCGCCTTCTCAATCTGCGCACAGCCATTACCACTTTCAACCTTGGCCCAAAGCACCGAGAACCGGTTCTGCTTGTTGCCCATCAGCGACTTGGTCAACTCGTTAAGGTTAGAGGTGCCGTAGTCAGGAGCGTCAGCAATTTCTCCTACGCCAATAGCAGACTTGAATACTTCTAGCTCGACGTCGGGAGATACGCACATCAGGGTGACATCAAGCGGTGGGTCGGCCTTGAAGTTCTTTGTATCCGGGATGCGTAGGATAGATGCGGCGTCTGCTGTTCTAGCCGGGTCGGCTTCGAGTCCCTTTAGGTGGCACAGCTTCTTTAACTGGTCTGCGATTGGCTTCCACTGCTGGCGTGTCAGTTCTGATGTGATACCCCAATAGGCATGGAGTCCACGGCCTGAGTTGACTAGCGATGGTTTGGGTAAGCCGACTTCGTTGCAGAAATCCTTGAAGGCGGATAGCCCCTCGGCTTGGGTTTCGTATGGCTTGTTGGGACCGCAATCAATGTCAAGCCAAAACGCTTTGATGCACTTTACGTTGTCGGCTGTGCGGGTTGAGTTACTTTCGTACTTGGCGCAAGCAAAGTAGACGTCATAGTGCTTAGCTAGTAAATCCTCTGCGACTTGCTCTACTTCTTCTAGTGTCTGCACGAACACCTGTTTAGGCATCCCTGTCTTTTTCAGTGCCACGACGCAGTACCACCCTTTTGGGGATAGCACCGCAGACAGTAAATCTTTCATTGCCATAGCCGCCTTAATGCACCGCGCAAAAAAGGTGAGGCGTCAGGGGGCGCGGCGGTACCCCTTTTCGTTCCGTCGAACTAGACGCCCCGTTAGTCTATGCTAAAGCCAACCTTCTCCAAGATGGCAAAGATCTCGTCGGCATGACGCTTGCGCGGTATCCACTCGCCGGTAAACCATTTGTAGATGGTCATGCGACTTACGCCGATATGCGCAGAAACGTCATTGACAGGGATCTCTTTAGATATGCAGTACCGCCCCAGCACAACGCCGGGGCTTTCGGTACTTGCCTCTAAATTAGCTTTTATGATCCGTGATGTGTAACCCCGATTGTCCATGGTTACTCATCATCAGTAGACCACTCGTTTAACACGTCCACAAAATCTTTCTTGGGGGCGGGTTCGGCGTTCTTCTTATTAGGGCGCTTAGTGGGTTCGGGGATGTCCTCGACTGCCTCGGCTTTAGGTGCAGAGATAGCCTTGGGTTTGCTGTCGGTCTGAGCAGGGGTTTGGCTAATAGCAGATTTGGCGGCTGGGCTGTTACCTTTCTCCCTGGCGGATTCCCACTCATCACGCTCCAAGAAACGCACGGGCTTGAAGGTCAACTTGGGGGTAGCGCTGTCGCTGTCAAGGCGCATCTCAGTAACAAGGGTGTTGATGTTCTTACCCTGCGAACCAACATACTTAGCGTACTGCTGGAACGGCATCTTGTCGACATCGCCACGACCAAAGATCGAGGTAGCCGCAAGAGTCAACTGATACACGTCGCCCTTCACATCATCAGCAAGCAACACAGCCAAGCGTTGCTGGAATCGGCAAGCACGGGAATCACCCTGTCCTGAACCCTTAATGTTTTGTGGGCAACCCTCACATGTCTTGTTCTGAGGACTCTCGATGCTAGCGTCAGGAGTCTCGCCATCATTTGACCAGCAGTCGGGAGGTGCAGACTCACCGGGGACATACTTACCAGCGTAGTACTGCCGAGATACTTTCGGTGCGCCGTTAACAATGACGACGTTCATGGCACGGTTCTCGTTCTTGGCAATCTCTTCGCCGTTAACCATCAGGCGAAACACACCACCACGAATCGAGATGCGCTTGAGGCCGGTGTTACCAGCCAGCGACTTGGTCATGTCATCAAGTTCGACTTCCTGCAGATAGTCAGGAACGTTTTTACTAAACAAAGCAATGTCACTCATGGTTACTTTCTCCTAATGGTGATTTCGTACTCACTATCGATGTTAAGGCCGGGAGGATGGGCATCAGGGTTGTTCTCCAAAAACTCTTTCATGTTTGACTGATGAATCCTTTTTTCAAGCAACTCCATCGTACCTTTCTCACGCATGAAGTCATAAAAACTTCCCCAGTCGTTAGTCCAGTAGCGATTTTTGACTGTGCGGTACGCCACGCCGTTAGGTGTGGAGAAGCTTGTAACGCCAGTCTCTTTTGAGATCTCGATTAGCTTGTGCTTCAAGACTTGCATTTGCTCTTCGATCTCAGAAGCTTTTGCGGTGTACTCTTTGTAGAGTGCATCCTTAGTGTCGCGCATCTTAATGTAAGCGGCGACAATTTTTTCAATGGATACGTCCATGACTCTCCTTCAATGTCGGATCTGTTGTCCGTTGTGTAACTGTAATCGAGTAACTTGAGTCTGTCAAGTATTTAATTCGTTTTTGTACAGGTCGATGATGCGGCTATGAAAGTCTAATTTGCTCTGTAGCATCGCGTACAACTTAGTCTCAACCGGACTCCCCTCGATATGCACCACAGTCACAGGGTTCTTTTGACCTTGCCTATGCACCCGTGCGTTTGCTTGGAGGTAGGACTCGATTGAAGTGACAGGAGCATACCAAATCACTACGTTTGCCGCAGTTAGGGTTACTCCGTGTGCGGCGGCTTGAGGTTGAATGAGCAGGACTTTAGGGTCTTGCTGTTCTTGGAATCGTTTAAACGTATCCGTGCGTCGGTTAACACTCACACTTCCATCAATGATCTCTGCGGTAATGCCATTCTTTGTCAGATACTCTTTAAGCATGTTAAGGGTGTGGGTGAATGGCACAAAGATCAGGACTTTGTGGGTAGCTTCTTCGATGACCTCGAGGATGGCAGATAACCGGTTGGACACATCAAACTCCACCACATTGCCTGTGTCGGTGTAGACAGCGCCACAAGATATCTGAAGTAACTTGGTCAAGTTAGATGCGGCGTTGACGGCAGAGACTTCTTCTCCAGCCGCCTCGATCATCATGTCCTTCTTGAGTTGCTTGTAGTACTTAGTCTGCTGCGGCGACAGCGGTGCAAACCTTGATACGTGCGTAACATCCGGGAGATCTAGGCACTCTTCCTTGGTAAATCGTATCGCCGGTTGGAGCATCTTGTGGACTGTCGCTTCTGCCGACGGTCTCGGCACCCACTTAAATCTTGTGAGTTGTTGCATCACGGTATCCCTAAACCCACCAAACAACATCGGGGCCGTGTCGGGGACGCACATCTTAGCCAATCCAAACGCATCTAAAGGGGACTGTGCGGCGGGTGTTCCCGTCATCATCCACATCCAAGTGTTATGGGTCATCACTTCCTTCATCGCTTTGAACCTCTTGGTCTTGGAGTTCTTGTAAGCGTTAGCCTCGTCGATGATGATCAGATCAAAGCCGCCGTTCTTGATCTCGTCCTTCACAATCTCCAGCCCATCGAAGTTGATGATCACGTAGTCAGACAGCGTGTTAATAATCTCCTTGCGTTTGTTTCGGTCGCCGTAGGCAACATTGACTGTGCGGTGCAGTGCAAACTTAAACAAGTCAGCCTGCCATGCAGACTGCATGATTGAGAGGGGGCAGACCACCAGTACACGCCGTATGATCTTGCGCTCTAGTAGATAGTCTGATGCCCAAATAGCAGAAGCGGTCTTGCCGGTGCCCTGCTCGTTAAAACAAAACGCCCGTTTGTGTAGAGTCAGAAACGAAGCCGTCTCAATCTGATGCGCCATCGGCTTATGCAGGCCGGGCCACTTGTAGTCCCTCTCTATTGGGGAGGGCACGTTCTTTAGGTTTAGCTTGCGTAGGACTTGCGCTTCCTCAAGCCCCCACTTAACGGCAACCTCGGTTACTTCTCCATTCGTTTGTAGTATCTTGCTGTTCTTTATTGTCTCGGTGATCCTTGCCGGGTGCCGAGTTCGTACGACTAATGTGTGGTTATCAACTATTTGCACGTTTCTTCTTTTCCCGTGTGCTGGTCTCGTCAACCAACTGTCGTTTGGAGTTCCGCTTGAAAGACCGGTTCTCGGAGGCATCTATCACTGATAGCCCGTCTTTATGAGTACCGCCTTTTGATAGGGCCTTGTTATGGTGGACATCTTTGCCGTCACCCTTCTTAACCTTCCCAGCCTCTTCCATAATCCTCCGCGCTCTGTTGCGCTCGGCTCTTTTCTTTTTGACTTTCTCGGTGCCGTCATACTGTTCGTACTCTTTTTTGTATGGGCGGGGCTTGTTAACGTAGGGCATGGTGTCCTCCTAAAATGATCACCAATTTTAGGCTCAACCCTTGGACCTGTAAAGAAAGGGCTTGCTCTTAGGCACAACCTCTACAAGCCCCCGTTTGGCTAGATCAGCAAATGATCTTTGCACGGCGTTTTCACTGGCTATAAAGTACTTAGCCATCTGCTTGATAGTAACGGGCTTCTTATGCTCTTTAAGGTAGTCGAGCAATTTGTCCTCAATTTTCCGCATTTTTAGACTCGTTAGCTAGTTTGCGAATGTACCAGTCAGCTTTTTTCAGATCCTCGATGCCGTTCTTGTGCTTCCATCTCCACAGATACTTTATGGCATTACCAGTGCAGTAACCCTCAAACCCATCGAGTCCTTCACACGCGGCTTTAATTGCATCGATGCACTCGATCCCGCCTTGGGTGTAGTGCGGGGGATGGTTGACCATATCTTTATCGCTCATTTCAATACCTCCGGGGGTGCGACCTTGCCAGCCCAAACATTGGCGCAAGTCATTTCAAGTTCAAGGGATGGACGGGGTGAAACCTTGAGTGCTTCTTTCTTCCCCGCGTCGTAGATCTCAACCATGTCCAATGCTTTAATACTTGACCCATGATGGAAACCAATAAAAAACCAAATCAGTGCACCAAGAATCAAGCCTACTGCTGGAATAATTTTGTCTTTCATGTGTTTCTCCTTCTCAATATGTCTTCTGCACAAAGCATCCCGTTATAAAACTCCTCGGTAACTAAACCCAAGCCGGGTATATCGTCGTCCAGCCCAACCCACTCATGTTTATGTTTTGCCGTTTCATCGACACGTTCTTGCGATATGTCGCTGGCGTAAACATCTAATGCCTCCAAAACTTCTTTAAGTGCTTTTTTCCCCATGCCGGGGATGGCTAAAATGTCCCTGTTGGTCATTGCTTGTAGTGTTTCTACATCGTAGACACGACCATTCCGCAAACGGTTTTCAGTGAACACGGTTAAGCCTAAAACTTTAAGTGGTGTTTTTTGTTCTTGCTTCTCTGCCTCTGCGATGGCTTGGCGTAGTGCGGTATGCGCTAAACAAATTTGGCACTGACATCCTTTAGTAATCGGAGAGATTAAACCCGCCGCATACTCCAACGCCTTTACCGCTTGCTTCATTGCTGAGATGCTCATGTGTTCTTCTCCTCTCCCCATATCCCGACCTCACCAACCCTCGCCAAATCTGGCTTCTCTGCCTCTGCAATGGCTTGGCGTAGTGCGGTGATGGCTCCGCCATTCAATTCGTACCCATCTGTAGAAATTCCAGTTTGCTCAAAGCGTTGTCGCTGTCTGCGTTCAACCAATGAC